AAGTATGCCAGAACAAAACGAAATTATAAACATTGTGGGTATTATCATAATAATCGTCTTGGTATGTCTCATAATGAAAGAAATCTATAAAATCAATGTTGTATCCAATCCTTTTCAGTTAGAAGGGTTTAGTGCCACAGATGGAAGCGCTACCGCACAAGAAAATGAGAAACTAATTGATGATCTGAAGAACAAAACCGAACAAATAATTGATAATCTTCATCTGGTTAAGTACAGAAAAGACTGGGAAAATTTGATCATTGCTACTGAATCGAGAATCAGTGCTTTAACGTTGAGCATGCTTCCATCATTAGGTAAAGCATTGCAGGTTAAAAACAATGACAAAGCGGTCAAGGAAAGTATTTCCAACATCAATCAGTTGAATCAATTCCGTGAAACACTTAACGAAACCATGAAATATTTAGATAGTCTATAAATTCTCTAATTTGTACTACGTTGGATAGAACTTAGTCTAAAAATAAATAATAATTATGTATTATCTCATCATACATAATTATTGTTACTTAATTACTTTATAATATTTACTGCACACCAGACCAGTTATCGTCCATAGCGTTGCCACTTGGAGAACTAGAAGATTCGCCCTCTTTGAACATTTTATCTAGAGGAGTGTACAGACCCACGCTCTGATTGTTCTCATCGAATCCTGGATACGAATCCTTGTTGTATGGCGGATCGTCCCTGCTAGCGTCGAATAGAAGAGAAACTTGGGAAGGTCTTGTACCCGGAGGAACATTCAACATATCTGCTTCTGCCAAAGAGGATACTGGTGGTAATCCTTCTTGTGCGCTGTTGGGACTGGGTTTTATTTTATATATTTCTTTTCCCTGTGCGTCATACGAGTTCTGGAGAAAAAGTACGGGACAGTTAATTCCTTGGCTTCTTTGCCACTTTACGAATTCAGTATATTCCTCTAAATTATCGAACTTCATTGGATTGACTCCTGGCACTTCTGCCAACTTGGAGTTATAAAGATAGATTTCTTTTCCTTTCTGGATCAAAATATTAGGACATCTTTTGCTGTCCCCGCCCGAAAGTGAGAATGCTTCCATTGGAGACGGGTCTTTCTTAGGTTGAAAAACAAAGCAGTAAAATCCGATAATAAATACAAAAACGATGAAGGTCCATTTCATTGGCATATCTTTGACACTACGAAGTGTACCAGATGTTATGCGATTCACAACATCCATGATTAAGATTATGTCTATGTTATATATATATTGGAAATATATATTTATTCCTAAGATTGGTCATGATTGTCCATAAAGTAAACGATTCCCCATCTGCGAAGCACTTTCATCAGCGTGCGAAGAATTATGTCATATTTGCGAAATTTTACAGTCCTACTTGCCCTGCGTGCATTGCCTCTGAGGAGGAATGGGGAAGGTTGAAAGAAAACATAGCACCGGAGAATCGTGATCATTTCGATTTAGCGGAAGTTGATCCAGAGGGTATGCGTGAATTACAAGACGGTAAATACGAAAACATGAACATCGACGTACAGTTTGTTCCTACATTCGCGGTAATGAAGGATGGCAAAGTTGCCGATATTTATGAGGGAGATCGCAATCATCGTGACATGATACAATTCCTCAAAGACAAAAAGTATTTGAAAGAATACAATGAAATGAACGAAGGTCAGCGATGTAGGCAACGTGGAGGAGCTAACAGAACCAAAAGAAACGGTAAGAGAAAAAGCAAAAAGAAAAGGACCATGAGGAAAAAGAAAAAGGGAAAAAGAAGTAGGAGAAGAGGGATCCAGAAAAATAAATCACACGACTGTATCTGAATGTAACATACATGATTTATCAGACATAGCCAATTTTGTGTTTTATGGTTACGTATGTATTATATCGAAATATTGTATAATATATACCAATAGTTATTTATGACAACGAAACATGGAAAATAATGTCACTTTTATTTGAATTATTATAAATGTCCGCAGGGTCAATCGTGGATATACCGCACTTTGTCAACACAATCTTTTGCTGCTTTTTCAGGACAATTTTTTGCATTGATATTGTGAAAGTTTTGTTCTCTATAGAATACTCTATATTGTCAGATTCAGTAGAAAGCAAATGAGAGGAATTCCACGATACGTCAATATGAATATTATTCTCTTCATCTATAGTTATATGGTCAGGTAAGTCTGGACTGCATTTTACAATAAGTTCATTGTTTTCTTCATCGGAAGGAATATTGTATACAACTTCATGATGCCATAGAGGCACATAATACTTCTCGCTGTTTTTCTCATATACATATACGTTGTCCTCAAAGAGGTCTTTCAGTGAAGGAGATATTATGACAATGTTGTGAACATCTTCAGCCACAGTTCTCAGGGATTCCTTTACTTCGCTTGCAATATTAACCGGAAATTTTGTCAAAGACGAATACGAGAATATCAAGTCTATCATCGTTTTTGTCGCTTTTTTGTCTAGTTTACCCAACATATCTTTACATTTCGTCGCAATATTATCATAATCAACAGAAATAGATTGAATAAATTTCGAACAAATTGCGAAAATCTTTTCTTGATTCGGTGCGTTTTCATCACCATTCGACATTTCATCCACTTTCCAATGAGTTTCCAAATAATTGTACAAAAAGTCGTTCCAGATGTTCCAGTACTCGCTACCAAGCGAGCTTATATATTCCCGATCATCCTCACTCATTTTATTATCTGTAGTATTGGTATTATTGGTATTATTGGTATCGTCTTTGCTTTCATTCCATTCATTATTGTTATTATTACTCTCTACAAACGTTTGCAAATATGTATACGCAGCATTGATATCCTTTGTTTTCTCTGTTGCTGCCTCTTGATTTTCCATGTTTTTGTCGGGATGGTATTTCAATAAATTATACTTGTATTGTCTTTTAAGTTCTGTTTCTGTAAACGGACAATTGAGATTAAGCATAAGGACATATTCATTAAATTTATCCATTCTAGAAACTTGATGTAGAATCCAGTATATTCGAGGAATAATGCACAGTGTTTATTATTTTAAATAAATAACTCTCTAAGTGATAAATAGGTCTATAATTATTGTTATAATATTGCAAAAAAGTATACATGTCAATCATCAGTTTATCATACGTTTCTTCTGTCAGTGTATATTTTACTGTGATATACCGCAAGATAGTCCATAGAACATTGGTTACCTTAATATCATAAATAAGCATGTCATACAGCACATCCCTGAATCGGAGGAAGTCCATTGATTTCGGATTGTCAATATATTTGCAAAGTTCATTACAATACGCATATGAAAAATCACCGACTTCAGATGGTAATCCAATTATTTCGGCTTTCATATTGCTTTTTCTGGGAGTCATGATAGATTCAAAATCGAACGGCGTCACGTCGTCGCCGGTATCGTTATTATCATGATTCGGGTCTTTACTGTTTTTATTTTTGGTATTATAGGATGTTGATGTTATCTGTTTATCCTCATCGTGTTCCAAACTTTCTTCACATTCGTTATTTATTGTAAAATTCTTATCAGGTACAATAGAAGAAATAATTCCTGGGTTACTAGGAACAATATGCGATATGGTATCGTCTAATTGTTTCTGTTTCTTAGTGAGCACACTATTTCTCAATGCACTTGAAGGAACTGGAACGTTTACCACATAACATGAATTTATAATATTATCAGGAAGAAATGAAATATGTTCAGTGACTATTAGAAATCGCAATTGAATAGAAGTTTGACATTTCTGCATGTAACTATAAAAATTCTCAAGAAGCTCACCATGTATATCCTGAAAATTTTTGCATAGTATAATACCGGTAGATGATGTTGATCTTGAGGAAAGGATATCGATCACATGAACATAAATGTCATTCCATAACTGTTTTGCATTGCATCCGAGAAGATACATGTCTACTTCAAAGTGGATGTCACTCATTTTAAAATTGTAATCATTCTTGTTGGAAGTGATGGTAAATTTACGAGTATATTTCAGATTGGTTGGACTATATTTGCAAATGGAAGCTAGCGCTTGAGTATATTTACCGCTGCCTTTGGGACCATAAATAATTAAATTTCTGAAATTTTCTATTTTATCAGGAAACGAATCATATGATTTCTGTAATTGTGGGTGCAACGTTCCGTCTTTTTCAAGTGTAGAAAGGTAGTCTTCAAATGTGAATTCTAGAAATTTCATATTATTTTTTTTGTATATGTTATTTATTAATTATTTATTTGATAAGTATAATAGAGAGAATATTCTATATATTTTTACATAAAGATTAGTCAATTATATTCAGTAACATAAACAAATGTATACAGGTAGTGGTAATATTCAATAAAATAGATTAGAATGAACATTACATTAGGTATAGATCAGTTTATTCCACGATGTTTATATTTTGGTGATCCAGTCCAGAATACTATCATGGAAAATAGTCGATTTATCAAGTTGATATACTCTAATGAATTAGTTATAATGAATGGATTGTATTTTGAGATCCCATTGAATATTAGTCATAAAGCAACCTATTTCCGAAGAAACAAATATTTTTTTGATATGAACAACAGTATGTCACAAGATATCATAAAAAGCGCTCAAGAAATTGAATATGCTATTTTAAAGAAGTACCGTGAAAATAGACAATCAATATTTTACAGATCGAATGATCATGAACGTATTCCGTTAAAACATATGAAACCGATGGTATTTGATAGTTTTCAACATGGGTGCATCAAATCCGAATCAGGTACAGAATTTAACAACGAAGATAGTCATAAAGAAGGTGGAACCAGTACTTCAATTGATCAAAATAACAACAATAATACTAATACTGGAAGTCATTCTTCCATAAATTGCGTAGTTCCGTCCCATCCTATTTATCATTTAAGTAAACAGAGACAATTACGACATACTTTTGAATTTGACACAAGAAATATCAAAAAGAATGGAGGCGATAGTAATATGGGTACGACAGATATGACAGGGAAATCAGCAGAAAACGATATTATGTCTACATTCACATCATGGCATGTCATATTGAAGGTATCAGGTATATGGGAAACCATGACCGAATTTGGACTTACTTATAAATTTATCATCACCCCAAAATATAGTGAATCATAAAAAATGAAAATGTGAACATAATAACGACAATGAAATTAGGTTATTATTATGTTCAGGACTACAGTATAGTGTAATTTGTACCAGTTTATCCATCTGTTGTAAAGAATTTCAAAATCACTTCTAAAATACCTATGATGAAAATAGTAGTTATAAATAAAACAGATACGATACTGTTTATTTGCTTGAATAAGAAAGAAGTAGATTCTTGAGCAGTAATTCCTTTTGCTTTATTGACAACGTAGTTAATAACTAAAGCAATTTGCACCATAATTAGGAAAGATGAAACGCCAGAAAATTGGAAGAATTCATCAGGAACTTTCTCGCTGTTGATTTGGCTATAAAACGCGACGTTTTGGTAGACAGTGAGAGCGAGAAGAATACCTATAAGCAAAGAAGGAAAACTTTGCTCAAAAATCGATTTGGCAAAAGCGAAAACCCCATTTGCCTTAGGTGTCTTCTTGTAATTAAGTGCGAAATTTGACACCATTAGACAGATAAGGGCAAATAAGCTAAAGCTGTAACCATAAACGGTGGTGGTTGCATATTCTTTAGACAATCCTCCAAATAAAACCTTTATAATAACACCAAGTAAACACAAAAAAGAGAATATTTTGACATCATAAGGCAATGCTTTCAACGTGGATGTCGTATTTGGTACAGATAACGAAACAGAAGGCGGAGCGTTTGTGGTTACGGTAGTTGTAGTCGTAGTCGACATATTTATAGAAAGATCAAAATTAAAATATTAATAATAACGAGATATAGTAATAATAATATTTATACTTATACTATAGTGATACTATTTTCTGTTGTTTCAACGAGTTAAGTATTCAAGATAATTAGTTACATCATCTAAATATGTCTAATTTTATGAATAATTCACATGATTTAATAAAGCGATCACAGACATTTGCTCTGGAAAGGAAATGTATTTCCATACATTCTGAAGATCGAGATATGAGCAAATATAAAAACAGCAATTCATTTGAAGTAACGTTACCTGAGACTTTAAGAAATGTGCAGACAATGTGTTTAGCAGAAATATGCTTACCTACAAATTTGTATATATTCTGCAATAATTATCAAAACACTAAATTTAAATTTTCTTTGAGTCCTTCTCTAATGATGGAATCTCTTAGTTCAGAGTACAATATTCTGAAAGATTTTTATTCTCAAGATAACAACAAATTTACTGCAGAAATTACAAGTGGATCATACACACCCCAAACTTTTGCTTCAGAGGTGCAGATGCAAATGAACAATGTTGTTACTGATTTTATCAAAGATAATATCCAGGATATTCCTGCTAGTGGTTGTTTAGGGTTCAGTGGAACAGGTAAAATTGGAACTACAGTTACAGCAGATACGTCTGACATTTCTGATCCCGATTCCGACGATAGTGCTTTAGCTTATGACTATCAGTGGCAAATATCTAATGACAAAACAACATGGTCAAAAATTGTCGGATTCAATATCAATACATCTCAGGTACTCCATACCATTGCAGATAATAATACTGCATTAGGATCAGTTAGTGTAACCGAAGGCGTTACAGTTACATGGTCTATTATAGACAATACTGATGCTGATGTAACTATATCAAATGCAGGGGAGATCTCGTTACAAAATGGTGCTGATTATCAAAACAAAAAAAGTTATTTTTTTACTGTACAGGCAGAGAATACTTCTCCGGGTATGATTACTACAGCTGCTATAGCTATAAACGTAACAAACCCGAATCCTGAACCTGCTACAATTAATTCCGAAAATGTCGCTAATACCCCAATAGATAATGGAGAAACAGCTCTGGGCTCAGTCAGCACCACTACCGAAAATGTGACATGGTCTGTAGTAGATTCCACAAGTGAAATTACCATCTCTTCCGCCGGAGTTCTTACTCTTACTTATCCTGCCGACTATGAAATAAATTCAAGCCATTCTTTTACCGTAAAAGCAACTACTCTTGATAACAATTATGTAACTACAAAAGCCTTAGTAGTGAATGTAACAAATCCGAATAGTGAAATAGCAATTGACGGGTCGAACGTGAATGCAACTATAGACAATAAAGTAAAATCGCTAGGAACTGTAAGTGTTGGAGAGGATGTAGATGTCACATGGAGTATCGTAGAAACAGAAACAGGTGTATCTATATCAAATAACGGAACATTATCATTAGATTCTCCATCTGATTATCAAACGCAAAGGAGTTATTTTTTCACCGTAAAAGCTAAAAAGAATCTGCATGAAGAAAATACTCTTGCTTTTGCAATAAACGTGAATAATAATGATAATAACCCTGCGATTATTGACTCTACTGGTGTAATACAACCTACTATAGATGAAGGCGAAACAGATCTTGGATCAGTAAGCGCAACTGATGGTAACGGAAATATTAATGTCAACTGGTCAATAACAGATCAACACTCGGACGTAACTATTTCTGATAGTGGTAAATTATCGTTACGGATTGCTGCTGACTATGAAACTAAGTCTAGCTATTCCTTCTCAGTACATGCGACGACTCAAGATGGTAATGCATATGTTACAACAAAAGCCTTTGCGGTGAATGTAAATCACACATATAGTTCCACAAATAGTTCATACACAATACCGAACGACATAGACTTAAGCAGCTCAAAATATATACGTCTTCAAGTAGAATCTACAGATTCCAATGAAAGTACTACCACACTGTACTCAGGATATACTGAAATAATACCAGATGACAGTACGCCACCTTTGGTTACTGGAGTGCTTGCATTTAAATATGAAACCAATAAATTAATATTAAGAGCAGACCATAGTAGCATAAGTTTTGAAGGTACATCAACTCATTCATATGATTATCAATGGCAACAATCCTCAGATGCTACACATTTCGTACCTATAAGTGGGGCGAAAGATGCTCACTTTGACGTCAAAGAATATTCAGAAGTTATGAAGGATTATAATTTTATAAGATTAATGACAACCATAAGGTATAAACCAGCAGGACAGACATCAGATAGTCATGTAACCAAGGTTTCTGGGTACGTCAATATTTTACATCATGTTTATGACTACAACAATTTTAATGTACATTTTGATTCTATAAGTCAAGAATTATATATCGGAAACACCCGTGATGAATTTAAATTGAATTTTGATATACAATGTGATTACGACGATATATGTTCCTCTGGACAACCAGAAATGTGGGGGAAAAGTATTAATTGGGGTCTTCCATATAATATGGGATTCGAGCAAGAACAATACACTGACTATACAAGTACGAGAACTGGAATCCAATTTTCATCCATGAGCGACCCATGGTTACTTCCGGACAGTAGCTCATCACCTACAGGAACTATAGTAAAAAGTTGTTATTATGTTTCACCATTCCCTATTCAAATACTTTTTGATGATACTATTTATATGGAGATGGAAAAATACAATACGATGGATGAGCTTCTACCATATTCCTTTCTATCTGCTGGTTTACTAAACTCTGCCAAATGCAGTTGCATGGGACAAATGGGTAATGCTTACGGAACAGCAAGCGCTAATAAAATATGTAGCCAAAACAAATGTCCCAAGTGTCAGGTTTGTCCAACACCTTATAGTAACGTGGGAGGAAAGGTGAATTCTGCCTTTGCAAAAATACCCTATGGGCTATCACCTATCTCGCCTACTGGTGCAAATTACCAAAGGGTCGCCATAAAAGGAGAAATCCAAAACGTATCATCTTTCGCACCTCCATTGGATTCTGTTTCCAAATTGAAAATGAAGTTTCGATTCCATGACGGACGGTTGGTAGAATTTGGGAAATTCCGATTCGACTTCACGTTAGCCATTGGGTTGCTGACTGATGAAATATCCAGATCGTATGATACCAGAGTACCGTCTGAATACTACATGTGATCATTCTGTGCTTTTGGGTAGATGCGCCATAAAATATTAAAATTGATAGCAAAGTATTTCATTGTTACATCACACTATAAAATACTTTATATAGAATCATAGTTCAAACAAAAGAAGAAAATAACATGCATGAACATTTTACGTCAGGAGCGATTAATAAAGCAACATTAGAATATTTGTTTCCTTCTATTGCATCCAAAGAAAACAAATATTCTTGTCCTCATTGCAAAAATGACGTCACATTACGGAAAGGAAAAGTACGCGTACATCATTTTGCACACAAGAAAGAAGTCTCAACGTGTACTTATTATACTAAACCTACTCGTAAACATATTATATATGATCTGAAAATGGCTCTGCATACCATATACAATACGAAAAGGCAACCAATATGGTTCATGAATAAATGTATCAATAAAAATTGTGGAACAGAAACAATTTCCGTACTTTCGCAGAACAGTATGACTTGTCCAATTTTGCGATTTGACAAGTCATCCAATTATATTGTTTTCGAAAATACGCAATTACAATCACGTGAAGAAATCATAAAAGAAGTTGAATATAATTACGAGAAAAGTATTGAAAATGTCGAAAAGAATCTTATCATTAAGCAAATACAAGAATTAGAATTGAGTACAAATAATATCTCTTCCATCGCAACTCCATTTCAAATAAGATCTATCTTTGATATGGAAAATAAAGCAGACGAAATGCCTACGACAAGAACAGATCTTCGTATTTCTGAGGAGGATATAGAGGAACTAAACAGTATGCTCAAAAAATCATTGTCGCAATGGAAAGTACATATTAGTAAATCTAGAGCCGTAGGTACTGTCTATTTTTACAATAAAAAAAATAATGTTACAACGTGGAATACGCCTAGTGAGGTTCTTCGTGAAGAAGAAATACTATTGATCAATCGGAAGATGGATAAAATAAAAGCATTGAAGCAAGAATTGTCTACTATCGAAAATACACTACAAATGAAAATAAACGAAGACATAGAGTCTACTACCAAAGAACAGGAACAAAAGCGTGTCATCTTATTAGAAATTACACACGATGACGATAATGACTATTTATCACGACTAGGTACAGAAGAGACATTAGAGTCTATTAAGATTCCTGGATTGGGGGTTAATAATGATCATAAACATCTTATTGTCAGTGCAAGCAATTTAATGGAGAAGTATAAAACGTATATGATGGAGGACGTAGCAAAAGGAACAGATTCTTCTTGTAACGAAGACAATGAACCATCACCTCCATCAATAAAACATCCTTTCAAATTACAATGCAGTGTATTCAAAAACTATACATGTAATAGTTGCATAAATAAGAAGTTGGCATTGAAACAAAAAGAGGACATGATTCGTAAATTGTTCTATAAGAAGTTTCCTATATTTTCAGTAGATCATCCTGAAATATCGTATCGCACCACAAATTCCCCTCCAACTGTAAGGCAAGAAGAAGCGAAACAGAGGAAAAGAATACTATTACGTCGTATGAGAGAACATCAGAAATACATTGCGTTTCGTGAAAATTACTTAATGGAAGAACGACAACAACTACTTTCTATTGATGCGATTGACTCTTCATGTGTATAAAAAAATCTAGGAAGAAGAGGAAGAAGAGGAAGAAGAGGAAGAAGAGGAAGAAGAGGAAGAAGAGGAAGAAGAGGAAGAAGAAAACATGTCTTCTATATTAGTATATATTAATCAACCTAAATGAAAGTATACCCCCACTACATTACTTACTAGTTACCCTTTTTATTTTTCTGTGGTCCGCGCGATGATGTCTGTTTTCTTTTATTTCTATTGAAATCATCACCCGTCTTAGAGGTGGTACCCGCATGTATAGGTGTCACTGACCGCGAATGTTGTATCCACGTTTCTAATTCAGTTTCCGGACAACTCATATAATCACCTGAGAACCCCTGAAGTTTTATAAAACTTGGTTTTGTCATCTTCTCCGTTTTGTAATAAATATATTGACCATATTTACCGTTACGAATACTAGATTGATTATTGATAGTGCGTACAATAGAACTATTCGTGGAAGTCCCTTCGCGTTTCGATCTGATTAAACCTTCGACCGTAGAAATATCTATGTCATTGTGGGTTTGACCCTCTTCTAAGGTTATTGATACTGACGTACCGTCGCAAAGTGCATATAGACCAAATTTCCCAGTTTTTAGTACTACCTTTTTATCGTCAATACTTCCAATCACATGTTCATTCGGCATTGTATCTACAATATCACCTAGAGCATATTCTTTATTCCGTAATTTAGTAATGTCAATATCCTTTTTTACTGGTAGAAAAGAAACGGTTGATGACGTTCCGTTCTCCATACGCTTTATGACAGGACCATATTTTCCTACGATATATTCATGATCACTATCAATGCGTATGTTTCCTGATTTACTCCCACCGGTACTTCCTCCACGCGAGACTACCGCATCAATGAGAGAATCAATGTCGTTGTTGCATTCCGCACACAGAGATGTCCAAGTTTTTTCTCCCTTAGATATTTCATCCAGATTGTTTTCCATATTTTTAGTATAATCATAGTTGAATATATTTTCAAAGTTTTCAACTAAGAATTCCAAGGCAATGACCCCAAGTTGTTGTACTACCAGTTTATTCTTTTCATTACCAAACTCGCGGATATTCTCTATTTCAGTCAACTCCTCTTTTTCCAAAGTATAGTCTACACATTTTATTTGTTGCCCTTTGACATCTTCCTTCTTTACATAACCACGTTCTTGGATTTTATCTATTATACTTGAAAACGTAGAAGGACGTCCAATACCTTTATTCTTGAGCAATTGAACTAATTTGGCTTCCGTGTAATGAGATTTTAAATCTTTCATGCTGACCTTAGAATAAATTTTATTATATTCTACGTTTGTTTCAGATTTTAATGTATTGAGATAAGTGTACTCTTTATTTTCTGTTTCATATCCTTTCACTATTTTCCATCCTGGAAATACTACTTGTTCGGCGTTGTATTTGTAATTGAAATTATCAGGGGCACTTATTTTTGTTGATATAGAAGAATATATTGCGACTGCCATGCAACTTTCCATCGTGTTTGTCCATATTAATTTATACAACCTCTTCTCTCTTGATGATAAATCTTCCCTGTCAGCGACATCATTTATTTGTATGTTTGTTGGACGTATAGCTTCATGCGCCTCTTGGGCTTGTCCCTCACCTTCATCTGCGGCTTTCTTACCCTTCTTTTTCTTGGCACCTGCACCTTTTTCTTCAGACGACCGTACACTCATCTGCTTAATATCTGGGTGAATGTAAGCTGGATCATTGTATAACGAGACAATGTGTACTTCTATTAATTCAATAAATTCCTTACTGTATGTTGTACTGTCCGTTCTCATATATGTAATTAATCCTGCTTCGTATAATTTTTGACAAACCGACATAGTATCTTTTGGAGAAAGATTCATTTCGTTGCTGGCTCGTTGTTGTATATCTGCAGTAGTCAAAGGAATTGGAGGATTCTTTTTTGTTTCCTTCGCGTCTCCTCTACTGTATACATGATCGAAGGAGGCTGAATCTTCCAAAAATGTTTCCATTATATTGCTCGAATCTGTATCCTCTTTTTCATCATCCTCGACTATTTCATGATTATGATTCAACACATAGGCTAAATTAAGTGAGGTAAAGTATCCGGTCGTGTTGTACACTTTCCTTCCTGGGGATTGCTTAATATCTTGATCATTGTCATAAACTATACGTAACGCCGGTGTTTGACATCTTCCCGCAGATAATCCTTGTTTACTATTTCTTGCTATATTGCTCCACAAAACGGGACTTACTTTATATCCGACAAGTACATCTAATATTTGTCTAGCTTGTTGCGCCCTGACTTTATTCATATCTATAATTCCTGGATTATTTACTGCATTCACAATGGCTTCTTTGGTAATTTCATGGAATATTATTCTAGGGGTGCTCAAAGGTAAACCAAACACTTGACATATGTGCCAGGCGATACCCTCACCCTCTCTGTCATCATCCGTGGCGAGGAATATTTTAGATGATCGAGAAATATTATAACGTATATTAGTAATTTGTGAAGATTTTGACTCGATCAATTTATAGGAAGGTTCAAATTTATTTTCAGTATCTATGCACGATATCCCAGGTAATTCTTGAATATGACCGAAACTGGCAATACATTTATATCCTGGACCGAGAAACGATTCGATTTTTTTACATTTCGCAGGAGACTCTACTATTACAAGTACTTGATCCTTTGACATGACTACACAGTATTGTTTATGAAATAATGGCTTATGGAATAGTCTGTGCGGATATTACTTTGAATCAATTTTATTAAAATTGAATATGTTTGTTTTTTACATCAAGACCATCAGTATCCCCTACAGTAATCAATCAATACATTTTTGGAATATGATTTATATCTGGCAAAACCCATCCGAAGTGTTACTTCAATCTCTATATAATCATAATTATACGAGGAGTGAAGAAAACAAGTTGACATTTCCTGATGATAGAATACATCATGAACAATACAACAATACCATTGAAAAATACAATATATATAATACATTTTGGATTTCTTATATATATTATAGAGTGATCATGTATTATAAAAATGATGACAGTACATACGATGATAAAAATATACATGAAGAAGAGGAAGACGATCATAAAAATACACATGAAGTAGAAGAGGAAGACGATCATAAAAATACACATGAAGTAGAAGAGGACGATCATAAAAATACACATGAAGTAGAGGAGGACGATGATAAAAATACACATGAAGAAGAGGAAGCCGATTACAACGTTTTCGACAGTAAAATGTGGTCGGTTTCTGATTTAGCTTCTGTGCTAAGAGAATGCGACATCTTGACTAGATCAGCAGGAAGAGAAATGGATAAATCAAGTCTTGTGACACGAATGAAGCAAGTATACTTTAATAAAGAATGCAGTAACGTTTATAAACCATCGCCACTTGGACATAATTGGCGCGGCTTCTGGTCACCTTACACTACGGATATGATAATGACGGTAGCCATAGTAATAGGTACGATTGCAGGTGTGCACTACTTATATACGTACTGTGAACATTATCATTATGTATGGAACTGTAGTAATTGGAGAAAGATGTACAGTATGGAATGTTACGTTATTAAAAAGGCACGTTCTTATCTGGAAGAAATGAATTATAACATTGTATACACAACTTTGTGTGGTCTTGGTATCGCTTTGACTGGAATGCTTTCAAGAGCAAAGGCATACGCTACAAGAAACGCAGGTGGGGAAAAATAGAACAGATATTAAATTGTAATTTAGGAAAGTATAAATAAAATCAAATGAAGAAACAAATTATTTCTTTTTCTTTTCTTTTGTTGTAAAATAAGTAAAATTGATGGGTACTTTCAAAGTGATAGTAGAAATGTAATCATAAATAAATACAATTAATATTTTCAGTTCGATTAAATTAATTTAATTATAATGCTTCTATTTTGTAAAGAATGAGTCAAGAGAAATTAAAAGAACAGGAGGATTATAAGAAATTAGCTATATGTGAATATAACAACCGAATATCTAGCTTACGTAAAGAAAAAATGGAATACATCATGAAAACGGAAGAGAAAGCGAAAGAAATAAAACAAGTTCAGATTCTCAAACAAACCTTTTGTAAAAGTGTAGGTGGACATACTTTTCGTGAAGAATTAGAAGATGGACTATATGGGGAGAGATATAAGGTATGTACCACATGCGGTTTAGAAGTCTAATGTAAAATAATTCAATATATAAAAGAAGTAGGAAGTCATGGAGAATAAAATCTATACCTCAAATTCTAATATGAATATACCAAAAAAATCGGCACCTATTTTTATGAAGTGGTCATCTTCTGATATTTGTGAATCAGATCCAACCACGTACAAAAGCTACCTAAAAGACATGCATAAAATAAAAGGGAATGGTGTCGTAAATACAGTTCTACAAGAAGGACAGGAATTTATCAATACCGGAATCTCAAAGATAGAATTTTCCAGAAACAAAAAGGAACTACATATTGACAAAATCAGTGAACGTGAATTAATTCCTCAAACAAGCATGAACCCGTTTCTTCATGGCATGCAAGGGAATACACAAGACATCTCAAACAATAATACTATTGGTAACGGTAATAGCGAATATGTAAATGACATTTCTGTCCAAGAAAAGTATTTAATTCCGCAAAATTCTAATTTTTATTGTTAAGATACAACAATTCCACCATAATTCACCATAATTCTGTTCAATGTTTTGGTGCGTTAAATAAAGAATAAAAAAATTAATATAAAATGTAGACGCACTTGAATTATATGAATAAATATATTATATTTTATAAATTATGTCACTTAATCAATCGGTTACAATAAATTGTACCCAGCAACAACATGCATCAGAAGAAACAAAAGAAACATTACACATTCACGAAGACAATATTTTTCATACTGTAAAATGTACCAAACCAGAAAATACGACTAATACATCACCAATGTCCTTACCAAAATTAAATTCACAAAACGAACTGCTTATGCAGAATCTAATGTCTTTTTATAGCAACTCGGATAATATGGATGTTATGATTCAAATTATAAATGGTGAATCCAATATTTCATTAAGAATAATTGATTGGTTCGCTACTAATTATGCAAAGAAGCATTTTACTGTTTATGATGTAAAAGAAGGTAAGCGTTTCAAGGTGTATATTGATTACAAATTGAAATTGAAGGCATATTCTAAAAAGCGGTTTGATCCTTTTTGTAGATGGGATCGTATTTCCATTCCTTATAAGGATAATACGCTGGTACAGACAACATTAGGACAATTAAATTTTTTCAAATGGGCTATTGAAAATAACGTGATCAAATACATTGAAGAAAACTATGCGAATATAGAACGCGACATGAATAGTCGCAATAGCACTGCCAAAAACAATTCGTCAAATACTTCATCTGTCGCTTCCAAAAATAAAACAAGAAAGAAGCGTGAAGAACTATCAATTTCGGCGTCACGGAGTATAAAAAAAGAAAATGTCCAGATTACAGTAACATTTAATTAAATTTAATAAAATTTAATATGAGTATGTGAAAATATCTTGTATCTCTACTATCAACAAAATTGACTGCTTGATGAACGTTACATATTATACTATGAATAACCAACTAGAAAACTACATAAAACAAGACTTATACGATTCGTCTTTCGATCAACCCTTCATAAATGTCCGTGAAAGTAACATATGAAGAATACAAAAATAAATTTTTCAATTATGAAAAATATGAACGGAAACCCACCAAAAATAAAAATAAAAACAATCACAACCATAAAAACAATCACAACCATAAAAACATCCACAACCCAAATAAACTATTTGATATGAATTCCAACAATAATGACATTACAAATTATATGTATAATTCGAACAATACAAATACAAATTTATGTAAAATATTCACAATGACCCCGGTTATTGTGAATATGTACGAAACAAAAATTTATCAAACAACGGTAAAATTATTTTGCAATGCCGATTTCAAAGAATCAACTTTTCAACCTATTACCGTATTAGTACCGGTAAATGCATTATGTAATATTCCAGTTTCAATATCACATTATACAGTATCATATACAGAATACATGAGTTCTATGTCAGGATTGAATAAAAACGACATTGTATTTCAATCTACAAAATATACGACACAATTTGGTGTAGACGACACATGCAACAACAAAAAGCAGATATGGAATGTGGATATAGTCGTACTCGATATATATTCAGAATGAAAGAGGTCATGGCATATTGGTTACTGTAATTTACGAATAATTCGAATTTGTTTTCCTTTTTCAAATCTTTCCTTATTCATTGTACCTCTTTTGATATTACATTCCAAACAGCTCACTACAACATTGTTTAACGTGTGTCCAAGTGAGTTATCTATTCTATCTAATGTCCATTGTTTTTTATCGTATTGTGTTTTATAGATCATATAGCACGGTTCCTTACAGTAGACACATTTCAAACGATTCGATACAAGTAATTCAACCGTATCATGAGGAGATATTATATTATCCGATATATAATCTTTTGTAAATTCATTTTTTCTAAGTTTACAATTAGAATGTGAAGAATGCGAGCAAAACTTTTTAATATCTTGGCGTTTATATCCATAAATCTTGGCTTTTATATCGTCCAAAAGAGTATATAGTATTTGATCGGGATGGCTATGCAAACAATTAGTCGCCTTCTCTATTAACAATGTTTCATAATTTATATATAACATATTGATACATTGCACCTGTTTTGTATGACTCATATATATATCGTTTTCAGGACCATGACTATGAGAATGCGAATACACGTGACGCGAATACGTATGACAGTCATTCATCGATTCCCTGTCATGTAGAGGCAGCTGGTTCCCTACAATATTACTGTACACATTATCGATTCCTATCGCTGTTCCTGTTTCATCGTGCTTACTTTTTTTATTTTTTTTGTTAGAAACCAAGTTTATAACTTTATTCGTAGATTGAGACGATATCTTTTGGTTATCACGATCCATTCCGAAATTTCCTATAGGAAATAATCATATGATTAAGTATCTTGTTTATATTATATCTTTTTAATAGGTTATATTGTAAGTAGATTAAATTATATAATATCAATCATTATTTAAATGATTTTTTGCAAAACAGTATAAATACAATGATTCATATATTATTAACAATAGAGAATCATGTCCAAGATAGCAGCATCAAAGGAAGACACCAATACTACAGGTACTAGTACTAGTACTTCAAGTACATTTACGAATACGACTACTACTATTTTTGGTAATGGAGAGAAAGATCTTGATAAGATGGTGGTATTATCTATAAATGAAAAGGAATTACCTACAATGAGCATTGATGAAGGTAGCGCAGGGGGTCGTGGCTCTCCAGTATCCAATGCGATTAAGGCAAAGGCAACCCGCATCATGTGTACATCGACCGAATCAACCCTTAACTTAAATGAATTGGATACATTTTTAAATAATAATATACACCAAGCAAGTCAAGTGAAACAACCTTGGAATAAATTGACTAGACATGAAAGAATTAGCATGCTTGGTGTTTACTCAAGAAGATATTTGGAAGAAAATAATCTTTCTATGGACGAAGAACCGATGCTGCATGAGTATCTAACTTCTGCAATGGATAAAAAAAGATTATCAAAGGTAAAGGAAATTATATATGACAAAGATAAACAGATCATCACATCTATTCCTATTTTATCGTACAATACTGTGAATAAACGATTTACTTTAAAACGTCTAGATAAGAGACAATCTACTATAAAATCATTAACACCCAAGAAGAATAGTTCATTATCGAAAGGGACGAAAAGTGAAAATGGAAGAAAAGGAATTTAGATTTTTATTAAATTTGATAAATGACATACCACGTTTTATAGAAACTAACTTATCAGGTAAACGATATCAAATGATAAAATAACATAAAAATTGATTATGTTATTTTATAGAAAGTCATATTGACATAAATCTACGTATTCCGGAATCTTCATTCAGTATAATATACCAACTAAGCAATATTGTACTTCACAAAATAATACATTATAAATATATGTTAAATATTTCATTCTTAATACTATTAGAAAGATAATTGGTCATATCGTAGATGAGTAATCATGATTTACACAATCTGGCTATAGTCCAGAGAGCAGCAATAAAAGAAATAGAAACATATACAAAAACCCATCCCCTCTTTATCAGTTCTCCCAAATACAAGGATACCCTGGTATCCCATACAATCCGGGAAATAGACTGCTCTATTGATGATTCCGACCTTCCTTTATCATTACTCGAAATTATCGACAAAGAATTGTGGAATATTATTCACGACCCTTCAACAAAATACGTAAAAACAAAAATGAAAACAGCGAGATTGAAACTGATGAAATTTTGCGTTAATTCTTCTGTCGATATTTACATTGGGTTGCACTACACCCGACGTTCAGAATCTCTGACAAATTATAAATTTATAGAAGCAGACAAAAAGAAAACCGCAGAGATTATAGATTACGTGAGAACGAAACCCCAACCTCCACAAAGGACTCCTGAATGGTACGAATTTCGTAATAATTTGATTACAGCATCAAACGCATGGAAAGCATTGAAATCGAAATCATCTAGGAATCAATTAATAGGTGAGAAATGCAAGGAATTGGATATACGCAAATATGATACAACGCACGTGAATACTAATACTGCGTTTCATCATGGCACGAAATATGAAGAAATATCAGTAATGTTTTACGAATACAAATACAATACTAAAGTGGAAGATTTTGGATGCATACGTCATGATACATTTCATTGTCTTGGTGCTTCACCTGACGGTATCAATACTTCTGAGTCATCGCCTCTTTTTGGACGTATGCTTGAAATAAAAAATCCGGTTTCTAGAGAAATCACAGGCATACCAAAAGAAGACTATTGGATTCAAATGCAATTACAAATGGAAGTATGTAATTTGGATGTGTGTGACTTTTTGGAAACGCTTATAAAAGAATACGACGATGAAGACGATTTCATTGATGACTCGTTCCCCAACTCAGAAATAGATGAAATAAGCGGTGAATCTTTGTCACCATTTACACATACCATAAAGAAGCAATTAAAGGGTATCATTATGTATTTTTCGGGTAAGAATGGTCCTATTTATGAATATATGCCTCTTTATATTTCCAAACAACAATATGAATCATGGTCGAATGAAATGTTCATCAAACATAAGAATATAACATGGTTGAAAAATATATATTGGTACATGAAGGAATATAGTTGCGTCGTAGTGGAGCGTAATAAACATTGGTTTGATCATGCTATTTCACACATTCAGGATACTTGGGATCAAGTCGAGAAGCAACGTAAAGGAGGTACAGAAAAGCAGAATACTACTACGCGCCCTAGAACTAGATCAAGAAGTAGCAGTATATTGGAAGAACAAATTGTTCCTAGTCATGCATCCGGATGTTTACTGAATCTGGATGATGGTGATTGTGTTCACGTTGCCGTTGGAAAAGAAACAATAATGGAAGAAAAGGCAAGGGAAGAAAAGGCAATGGAAGAAAAGGCAATGGAAGAAAAGGCAATGGAAGAAAAGGCAATGGAAGAAAAACAACGAAAAACAGAATGTTTACTTATGACACACGAAGATACAGTTGCTACAGTATTAGATGTCATTTATTCAGTTATACATTGTTGCGAGGAAAATATACGGGTCCATGAAATGGAAATGAAAGAGAAGACTTTATCGATTCCTCCTACTTCTCTTAGTTCCCCAGAGACATCAACACTTACAAAAGCAACTAAAAAAAAGAGGGACCGTAATAGTAAAAAAGTAGAAAATGTTATTTTCATAGAAACGTAATTAGGTTATTATTATAATGTATTTAATGCGATGCGATACTTATTTATTTGTTTATTCTTATTGTATTTATTTTACTGAATTGAATTACATTAATAAGTCGTTCTCTACATCCATTATTCGTTCTCTATATCCATAAGTCGTTCTCTACATAATATTCTAGAATTTGTTCAACCTCTTCATTCGAACGCCAGTTATTAAAACTACAATTGTATGCTTCTTTACCGGTTGAATTATCTTTGTTTTGCAATATATATTGAAACATTTTTCCATATTTAATATTCCGTTCCTTTATGAAATCATATGGAACAGGACGATTTGTATTTATGGCTTTATCAAATAATATTGTCATTAAATCATCATGCAGTATTATTTCGCCTAATGGAGTAACAATTGCAAATCTTTCTTGTATAGACTTTAAAATAGATCCAATGTATATAATATCGCCTGTACATACGTATGAACACATGTCACGTATTACATGAGATACGTCTTCTTCATGTATATTGGCAACGTAAGAAACATTATGTTTGGTTGGATAAAATATATCTGATATATTATGAAATTTCGCATATGTTTTATTATTGTATTTATTAAGGTAGTTGTTACGTGAAGCAATGAAATATTGATCTTTCATATGTATAATTTCATGATTTACCTTTTGCAATTTCTTTTCTTGATAGGCAACTTCATTTTGTAAAATATCGATATCTTTTACAATCCGTTCTAAGTGATCACATTGATATACATACTTTCTATATATTTCATCTATTTCGGCATGTATGTTAGATTTTTCGGGTAAATTATTCATGTATTCCATTATTATTTCTGAATAGCTCATTTACGAAAATTGCAAGATATACTTGGTCTCACTCCTCTAGGCTGTATGATTATATAAGTATGAATATTGATATACTTTCTTCATCTTCAATTTTATAGAATATCATATATCATATCATTGGGTTCCGCTCAAAAGGATATAAATATTGTATATCAAAATGTATATATAAGATAAGATACAATATGTCAACTACAGCATCTTCCCCAAATGAAAATGTCTCTTCGGGCAGAAAAAGCAGTAATTCGTTTCATGAAGATGAAATGAAAGTGATAAAACGAAATGGAAAATTTGAAGTTGTTTCTTTTGACAAAATTTTGAAACGTGTTAAATCTCTAGGATCGGAGTGCAATATTACCATAAATTATACTTCTTTTGTAATGAAGGTGATTGATCAAATTTATGACGGTATTACTACGATGAAAATAGATGAACTATCTGCAGAACTAGGTGCGTCTCTCAGTGTGCAAAATCCCGATTACAGTAAACTCGCAGGATATGTAATTGTATCCAATCATCATAAAAATACGCCAACCAACTTTTTTACAGCCTGCAAAAAATTATATAATAATAAAGACATTCATGGAAAACATGTTCCAATCATTAATGAAAGCATTTGGAAAATTGTTCAAAAAAATAAAACCGAATTAGAATCTATTATTCAACATAGAAGAGATTATGATATTGATTATTTCGGATTCAAAACACTAGAGCGTTCATATCTTCTTAAAATCAACAATGAAATTATTGAACGACCTCAATATCTTTGGATGCGAGTCTCTATTGCGATCCACGGAAATGACATGGAGAAAGTAAAAGAAACCTATAATTATATGTCTAGCAAATATTTTACACATGCAACACCTACATTATTCAATGCCGGCACGTTGAATCAACAGCTTAGTTCTTGTTACTTAATCGGCATGGAAGATGATAGCATTACAGGAATTTACAAAACATTGCAAGATTGTGCACAAATTTCCAAATTTTCTGGCGGTATAGGATTGCATATTCATAACATCCGAGCGAAAAATTCGCACATTCGCGGAACAAATGGAAAGACTGATGGTATTGTTCCTATGCTGAAAGTGTTCAATGCAACAGCCAAATACGTGAATCAATCGGGAAAACGTAATGGAAGCTTCGCCATCTATTTGGAACCATGGCATCCTGATGTGGAAGACTTTTTGGACTTGCGCAAAAATCACGGTGATGAAGAGCTTCGAGCAAGAGACCTGTTTTATGCTCTGTGGATTCCCGATTTGTTCATGAAACGTATAAAGACAAATGGTACTTGGTCTCTGTTTTGTCCAGACGAATGTCCTGGATTATCTGATATACATAGTGAAGAGTTTGAAGCATTATACACAAAATACGAAAATGAACAAAAATACCGTAAACAAATCAATGCTCGTGAGCTATGGTTTAAAATATTGGATAGTCAAATGGAAACAGGCACACCATACATTCTTTACAAAGACGCCTGCAATCGCAAATCCAACCAGAAAAACTTGGGCACTATTAAATCATCCAATTTATGTACTGAAATTATTGAATATAGCGACAAAGACGAAACAGCCGTGTGTAATCTTGCCAGTTTAGCCTTGTCTAGCTATGTGGTCACCATAGAACATAATGATGATGGAAACACATCTTATACCTATCATTTTGATTATGAGAAATTACACGATGTTACTAAGGTGGTCACTGAAAACTTGAATCGCGTCATAGATCTTAATTTTTATCCTACAGAGAAAACCGTCAGGAGCAATATGAGACATCGCCCTATTGGAATTGGGGTTCAGGGACTCGCTGATGTATTTGCAATTATGAAAGTACCCTTTTATAGCAAAGAAGCCAGTGAAATTAATAAGAATATATTCGAAACCATCTATCACGCTGCATTGGAAAAATCAAATGAAATTGCCAAACGTAGAAAAGATAGTGAAGAAGACAGTGATTTCAATGAATACGATAAAACTTATAATGGGTGGACGGAAGAAGATAAACGACGCTACAGAGGTGCCTATTCATCATTTCCAGGTTCACCTGCATCACAAGGTATTTTACAATTTGATTTATGGAATGTGAACCCAACCAATACAAGATACAATTGGACCAAACTCAAAGAAGACATAGTAGATCACGGATTACGTAATTCATTATTAGTTGCACCTATGCCAACTGCTAGCACATCACAAATTCTTGGCAATAATGAATGTTTTGAACCATTTACTAGCAATATTTATACGAGACGTACGTTGGCTGGAGAATTCATTATTGTGAATAAATATTTGATGAAGGAACTGATTGATATGAATATGTGGAGTGAAGCGATCAAGACGAATATTATTGAAAATAATGGAAGTATACAACATATTGATGGTCTTTCGGAGGATATGAAATTGCGTTATCGTACTGTGTGGGAGATACCTATGCGTCACATTATCGACATGTCACGTGATCGAGGTGCCTACATTTGTCAAAGCCAAAGTCTTAATTTGTGGATGGAGGATCCAACCTACAACGCCATGACCTCGATGCACTTTTACTCTTGGGAAGCAGGACTAAAAACTGGAATATACTATCTGCGTAGAAAAGCAAAACATCAGGCTCAACAGTTCACCGTAGAACCAGGCAAAATATATGATAACGAACCATGCGAAATGTGTTCAGCATAAATTCAAAAATAAAAAGAATAAATAATTATTAATAGATTATTAATTATTTATTTTCTACGAAAGTAATCAATCCCTTGCTTTATTCAGTACGTATCTCATAGCACGTTCGATACCAATGGCAATGGCTAGACCTAAAATGATGTATAAGTATGGTTCCATTTTCTCGAAACTCACCCCACTACCGAAACCAGCACTACTACCTCCATGTTTTTCACTTTCATCTACTAGTATGTTTCCTTCAGCATCTACCGGGTTACAGTCAATATAAATATCATCAGTCATGTTTGTGGTTTTGACACCCTTTTTGTTTATGTACAGACCTGATGTAGGGGTGGAATGAATTGTAGCATCACTACTGACGAGGATGCGCTTTATTTTCTCAGTTGCGATGAGAGGCACATTTATGGCACTGTTCTCGTCGGCGAAAACGATGTATGTTGTATCGTTGCCTCCACATGGTAAATAGGGTTTCGATCCGGTATAAGAATAAAAAGGGACTTTGGTTGGAATCACATTGTTCAAACTGAAGTTATTGACTTTTAGCAAAGATGTTTCTTCCTTATTGGGCGTACTTTTGGCTCCCTGGGTAAACATGCTCGTTATCTGGGTATTTCCTAAACCAGAAGGGGCTGACGTACCTACTGCAACAATAGGTACACTGACAATAAGCTTTTTACCATACCCTTCATGAATTATCAACATTTCACCAGATTTTCTGCCTCCTTGGAACTTGTGCAACGATGGAAAGTAAAATCTTGCTTCTGTTACAATCATATCTTGGTCATTATATTTAGCTGTACATGTGGGTCCAAATTCTTTTAGTGCTAAACAGTCCCCCATGTTCACTATCGTAGGGCTGCTCATCCCGTAGTTTATCTGGTATGTACATTTTAAAGAACAGTCTCCTGTAACTTCATTATCAGCGATATTGATCGGAGCTGTGCAAGATGACGGCATCGTATATTTCCTGATATATATATAATATTGCAATAATTTATTATTCCCGTTACTATTTGAATCTTTTGCTTATTTGTATTTGTTCATTTTCTTTCTTTTGTGAGAGGAGGAGATTATATTGGCAAAATAAGATATTCCTATAAAGTAATAAGAGTTTTCACATTCTAATCGACAATGAAATTATCCAGGAACAAGATTAGTAAGTTAATTAAAAAGAAGAAACATTCACGGTCGAAAAATCATAAGAAACGTGACGATCATACGGTTGTCTTTAGTAAAAGCAAGGATTATGACAAACCTATAACCCGTAAGAAGGGTGGAGGAAAAGGGTATCATGGTAGAAGTTACAAAAGAACTATGAAAAGAGTTTATCGTGGTGGTGGAGGTGGTGGAGATGCTCATATACCTGCTATACCTGTTATTCAGGCTGAAAATGTTAACCCTATTGAGGAGCCAATAAATACGGTAAAGGTAAATAAAGCAGTTCCTCTGGATAATGGTTTAGCGAGACAAGCCTTTATTAATAATTTTGAGATTTTAAACGAAGAATTTAACTCAAAATATGGTACAGAATTAAATAATGAGACCTTAGACTTAGACTTTTTAAGAGAATGGAGATCAAAAATGATGGCAGTGATTAGTACTTACAACAATGATAACTTAAAACTAGCTTATCCGTTTGTTGATAAATTGAACGAAACTCTCTTACCAACGATTAATAACGGTTCTGCCAGAATCTATGATGTCGATTATGAAAAGAAATTACAAAAAACTATACAAAGTCTTATGTCAAATATTAATGATTCTATAGCCAAAGATAAATCCGTTGATACTAAAGAGAAAACAACAGCATTGATATCAGATAAAATAGAACCTACCAAAGTAAATGAACCGGATAGTGGTGATAGTGATGATGACAATTTATTATTTCATAATACAATGAGTAAGGCTGATATGCAGAATAAGAAGAAAGAAGTTGAAAAAGTTGCGTTAGAAGCAGCAGCTTTGTCTGATTCTACACCAACTACCACATCTGTTCCTGTTCCTACTCCAGACACAGCAATCTCTGCTAACGATCTTCAAACTATGCAACAGAAAAGTGCTGATGCATTAAAGTCAGCTCAAGATCATCATGCCAAGGTGCAGGACTTAGTGAAAGCAAATCCATTAGCTACGTTAACCGCTGATACCTATAACTTTGATGATTGTACGGCGGATATGTCTATGGCGAAAAAAGAAATTGTTGGTCCTAATCCTGAATACAGGAAAGCTCAACCGAAGTGTAAACCTTTTATTGACAAAACTATCACGGAACGTAAACAATGGGTAGACGGAATGAAAAATGCGGTAACATTAGAAAACCCTTCTGAAAAATGTGCTACTTTTTCTGATAGCGAATCCAAAAAGATTGATGATTATGCGAAGAAATGTGCAAAACAAGAGAACCAAGTAGTTGTGAATATTACTGAAGCCCCGATAAACGACACACATAAACGAATGAATATCACTGTGTTTGCTCCTAACAAGAGCGAAGTAGTGTTGCAAGATTATGCCCATTCCACATATGAACAAACTATGCACAACTTCGAAGACTTGAAAATGGACGGCGAATTGGATCTTAGTGGATTGACGAATGCTGCATCAGCAGCGAAAGATGCAGTGAAAAAGGCGGCATCAGCCACTATAACGGCAGCAAAATCCGCAGCAACTACAGTTGCTTCCGCAACGAAACAGGCTGCAAGCAAAGCAAAAGAAGCTGTGACAGGAACCGGAACAGGAACTACGCGAGCAACTCCTGATGCTACTGCAACTCCTGATGCTCCTGATGCTCCTGATGCTCCTGATGCTACTGCAACTCCAGCTGGTCCCGGAATCATTGGCAAAATTAAAAATTACCTCAAAAAAGGACAGATTCAAGAAATGAGAGAAACCATGGATAATTTACAGGATGTCTCTGACCAGTTGTCTGACAGTATGACTCCAAGTCAAGCGGAGAAACAAGAAGATCTGGTGGAGGAGATTAATAGCCTCATTAAGGCATTGAGTCGAAATGATACTGCTGCTGTTACACAAGTTGGTGGGGATCAACAAGCTGTAAATGGAGCTCAAATAGCCTACGAAGAAAGTAAAAAGAAATATGATAAGTTCAAGGATGAAAATTCAAGTGATGAGGATAAACTGAAAGCGTCTGAAGAGGTCACTCTGGCATCGTTAGCTATGTCGAAAGCTACACTGCAACACTTGAAAGAAATAAATAAAGCGCCTGCTTCTACAATACAAGATAAAATAGATGCGTCGATACAACATAACACCGCGACGAAGGTACACCGGGAAGCAGCTCTTAATCATCACATGCATACTCTAACAAATACAGCTACCGCTAATGAGGAGTTTAATAAAGCAGCTGAAGCTTCGAATAATGCTCCACTTGGAAATGAGACAATTAGTCTTGGATCACAAAGGGATGCAGCAGAACTAAAATTAAAGAATGCAACAGAATATGCTGCAAAAGTAAACAATATCCAAAAGAATGCAATTGAGTCACTCAAACAGAGCAATGAATCTTTATTAGATATGCATGAAATTAAACATAAACAAACTAAGGTCGCATTAGATAAGGCGAGGACAAACCTCAATAATAATGTAAAGGTTGTCAATGACAGTACCAAAAATATAGTAGAAACAACGAAGGCAACAAAACAATTCAAGAATGCTTTGACTGATCATACCAAAGCTACTGAAGATATAAATAATACACAACAAGAGATTTGTAATAGTAAACATGAAACTGAACAGGTGGAATGTAATAAGAAACTACAAGATGATAAAGTCAAAAGAGCTGATGAAGTTAATAAATTATCGAAAAGTGAAAGTGACGACGGAAAAGCTCTCTTGGATGTTGCTAACACAAAAGTATCTGAAATGAAAGTATCAAAACGTCAACAAGACATCACAAATTTGATGGACACCTATGAAATCATACTGAATAAGCTTAGAAAGATGAATGGTGGTCCGGGAGCGAAAAAAGGAAATATTATGGTTTCACAAAGTGTATTGGACAACATGAACTCATTATTGGACAAAATGATATCTCAACAAGAAATTATTGTAAAAGCCTTAGGGAAAATAACTCCTGAAAATGATAAATTTACTAATCAATCGAAAGAGGTGTCAGGATTTTTGTTTAAAGGTGTCAAAGAATATGTTGCGTCCAATGTTTCTGTCCCCGATACAGTAATTAAGAATGGTATAGAAAATATTAATACAAAACTCGTTGAATACAAAGATAAAATCAAGAAAGATGTCTTGTCAAAAGATGCACGAAATTTCTCGAAAGCGGTTATAGATTCGGCGATTGCCGCAAATGAGCCCATAAAATCTGTAAACAATCGTGTTACGATTTGGAGAGAAATTATGAAATATATTCGTACGGATGTACTGAAACTAAATCCCATTGAGGAACTGGACCTTCTTGCTCAAGACTTATCAAACCTTCTGAAAACGATTAAGGATACTCCAATGAGTAATGAAGATCAAACTAAGATTGTAAAAATTATAAAAGAGATCAACCGTTTTTTATACAGCAAACCATTATTAAACAAATTGTGGGATTCTATAGTCAAATTCTTCGAACTGGTTACTTTTGACCAGATAGATATCAATCAACAAAATAAGGATAAAGAAAATGAGGATAAAGAAAATGAGGATAAAGAAAAACCGAAATATTTCACAACTCTTTCAGGAGATAAACCAAAAGAGTATGACGAAAAAGTAAAACAGTTTGAAAGTAAGTTGATTGACATTAAAGAGAAACTGGAAACGTTAGAACAAGAAATGGAATATTCTGGACCATCACAAACGGAAATAACTGATACAAATGCGACAACTATATACTCAATATTAGAAAAAATAAAAGATCAAGCACGTAATTTATCAGCAAATGTTAATAATAATACTCAAAACCAAGTTGTCAACACGTTGGGAGAGGTGACAAGAATAAAAACGGATTTTTTATTTACGGGAGACAATGAAAACGATGACTTGAAAAACCTCTTAACCAAATTAAGTAATAATGACAAAAACAAATTGTTCGATATACAAACTATTCCTATTGAGGAGAAAGATAAAGCAATATACGATACAAGTATCAAGAACATAATAGAATCATGGAACAATGCTCTAAGTGAAATTAATAAAATTATCAAGAGTAACAGTAAACCCCAAACAGGAGGTAAAAATCGTCATTCCAAGAAATCCAAGAAAAGAAAATCAAAATCAAACTTAAAATCAAAATCATCCCGTGTAAAATTGACACGTAAATCATCAAAGAAGTAATTGAGTATAATCAAAAACATTTAGCATTAATTCAATACTGGTTATGCAGTAAAGAGATTCAAATCAATATAATATAATATTGTCCTATTATATCGATACATTTTGTACATTATCCCGAATAGAAATATCATCCTCAATGACATATACAAAAGAGGAAAAGTGTTGTAAACCTTCGTTTTTCATAAACGTAGTCGCAACTTGTTATGATCTATTGTTGCGACCATTAAATAAATATTCATTGGATACATTTATACACGCATATAATGATGACAATAATAACAACAATAAAAATATCATAGATGACGACGTCTTCTATACCCAAGAAGATGAAGAAAATAATTACAATGCGACCAATACATCGAATTTTTACAATATTGATTTGCAACAGCAGTCACAACAATCATCAAAGACAAATAAAAGAAAACAATTGGATACCATTTATGAAGTTCCTTATCCATCAAACAACACTAATAAATTACCAAGATCAAGTACCTACTCGAAATTGGACAGCTCAACTATAAAACCACAAAATCAACCTGAGAGGCGAAGATGTGCTAGCATGCCGCATTCCTACCCAGAAATACATGAACATAACAAGAATAAAGAAAAGCTACCTATTATTCAATGTCAACATTGTCACAAGACACTACGTAATGATATTGTATTTGTGGGTTCTGATATGACTTTCTGTTCAATCCATTGTCGTCGAAATACATTTCATTCCTTCATTATATAAATTACAATAACCTATAATTCTTGTTATTGCAATTTTCACTTCCTTTCTATTTCAACCAATCAATCAATCATTCCAATCCTTCTTCTCTACTCTCCAATCCTTCTTCTCTACTCTCCTTCTTTTTTTCTTGATGCATTACTTAATCATATATAGTTACCTGAAAAGGAGCATTTAATCCTTCCACATAAACCGTATCCCCATTGGATATGTCATCACACCCGTACTCATTGGTGCAACTCTTTCCTCTATAGGAGATGGGTAATTTCACATGATTGTTGGAATCACCAATGGTATAATATTGCCACTTGTTTCTATTCGCATGAAGTGGACGACCTAATAATGGGAGGATGGTTTCTGGTCCATCTATTCTTGTTAATATACCAATTTGATTATATTCTCCACGAGTCCAAGCATTACCCCCATACCCGAAAGAACGTCCCATATCTGGTCGGGTGTTTATGTTTATGGGCATCATCTCAGCAGCAGGAGGACCTCTCACATCGGTCATGTCAACCAAAATAGGAGGACGATACACATTATTCGTATTACGTATTGGTGGTGCATAGGGATTCAATAAGATGTTATTACTGGGAAGAGATGGAGGCGGGAAAATAGCAAGCATCGTGTCATCCATATCCACTCCTTTGGATGAAGAAGTGGAAGATGACTCACCGGCGGACACTTGTTTGAAATAGTTACGTAACATATCTTTGAAATATACAACCAATCCTATGACAACAAGGAATAATGTTAAAACGAGAGCATTACTCATGCAGATTACCCCGGGAGGGCACCCCATAAGCTTAGGTTTACTAGAGTTTCTTGGCATAACGCACAAAAATATATATTATAATTACAGAATAAACAATTTATAATTATAATAAGTACGGAAAAGAAAAAAGAATCCCTCATGAAGACGGGTTTATTTTATTGTCGTATAGTTTGTTTAGTTACCAACAAAGTTTTGTAACATGGACGTCAATCCGTCAATCTTCGCAAAGTCCATTTTGTCCATGAAGACCTCTGCCTTCTCGAGGAAGGGTTTGATAGTGTTGATGTTGTCCATCAAGTCCTTTTGCTGACTCAATAATGCCCCCGACTTTTTGGTCAATCCTTCAACTCCCTCTTCTCCTACATGTTCCTGTAACTTCGCATAAGCTTTCTCTAAAGTATCGGACATATCGAGTCTCTTTTTACCCGAAGGTGCCGTGGACGATTTGACTCCTTCATCTGCATCCGCAGCGTCATGATCTACTTGGGTATCTTTAGCGACCTTGTTAGAACTTGCCGAGGCAATGGACGATTTCACTGGCTCCTCTTCCTTCTCTTTTACTTGCTTCTTGTTCTTTTCTTTCTGGTCTTCGGCAGCTGCCTCCTTGTCATCTACTTTGGCATCCTCTTTGTTCTCCATGCCTTCCTTTCTACCCTTTTTGCTCGCTACAAAAAGGTTGGTTGTAATCATGGATACTAGCAAAACAATAATCATGTTTTTACTAAAGTAAGTAGTAAGGAAACCAACCACTAAAAAGAGGACTACTGCGTCAAAATTACTAACGGTAAGGTAACCTAAAACATTACATACGGCTAGAAAAAAGATCACGTAAAGAACATTCTTGTCCTTCACGAGACGATCCATTTTTGGAATTTCTAGTTTCATCTTATAATCGGTATTATGAAGATATCTATATATATTACCGATTTATTTTTCTATGAACGAGATGGGTATTTTCTCTTCTGTTGAATGTGCTTTCTCGCTTTCCGTAAATACCATCGTTTGTTCTTGAGAGTTTTCTTATGATGACGTCGTCGTCGTGATCCACCCTCGATCCTACTGCTTTTCCTCGTTTTTTTGTCGCAGTTTTTCTTGATAATACCAGAAATATAATTTTCACGCTTTGTCAGGATCCCCTTTAATGACGATTTACATGACTTATATGTATTATTGTTCTTAATGTCGTGTATTCTTTTCACGAATGCCTTGTAGGCGTTACAGGTATTATCCGCGAGTATGTTATTATCTTTTGGATCCTTTATATAGACCGTTTCATCTAATATATTCTTCACAGCTACCTCTACATTATCGCAAGCTGATACAGATTCTTCATCGGAATCAGTATCAGTATCAGCACTCATATATGTTTCTTGTTTAATAGGTACTCTCGATGTTACTACAGGAGACGAGGAAGGTAAAAGATAGGACCAAAATGTCTGTGCCGGTCCTGATTCCACCGGTGCGGCGTCTGGAGGTGGACTTGTGGCTACTGGTGCCGATGATTCGTATGTACCGTCAACAGATGCCAGTTCGAGCATACCAGAAAGTAATGGACCAAATTGCTGACTAATTTGTGAAATACTTTCCATCGGAATCTCGAATAGAGTAACGAGAAGTTTTTCCTGTACAGTTTTATCCTCATTCTCTAAGTATTTTAAAACATAATCTTTCTCACTATTCCTTATACCTTCTATATCATTTATAATTAATCGCATATCCTTAGTCACATTTTTAATAGCGACTATCATGTTCTGTATCATTTTATTTCTTTTTTGCAATTCATGATGAATTATTGTTATTAATTCTCTTGTTTTATTAATACTAAAAGCTCCACCAAAACCAATCCAAGAACGAATACCAGTTCCTATTTTAGATAAAATTCCTGCCTCCTCTTCTATTTTATTAGAAAATGCATCATTCTTTCTTTCTGGAACTGATTCATTGTCATCACCGAGTCCTGCCATTGTGTATACATTTTTCATGAAACTCATATACACATTTCCAATTTGATTAAACTCTGTAATTTTATTTGAGTTGTACTCTCTCAGTGAATTCAATAAACTTTTTAATTTGACCTCATTGTTTCCATCGTCATTTTCCGCTATATCTTTTTTTGTTACTCGTATTGCTTCTTTTAATTGCAGTTCGTTGCTTTGCAATATACTATTGCTTTGATTCACCAATTTATTGACAGTGGTGTTCACGTTCTTCAATTGCCCAATTATTTCTGTTATTTTTTCATTTTCCTTTCTTATCTTTTGTTGAGCGGCATTTACAGTTTCTTCCATGTTTCTCATAATTTCGGATTGTTGTTTCTTTATCGTCTCCGTCACTAAAGATCCCTGATTCAATCCATCGATTATAGATTGTGTTGATTTTTCACTTTGATTTTGTCCACTTTCGCTTTCGCCTTCACGTTCACTCATTCTATTTTTGTGTGTAGAAGATACAATCCTATCCAATCAAGTTAATATAGTTCCAATCAAGTTAATATAGTGACAGATTAATTTATTAATTATTTTTATTTAATACTTAAACATGAATGTGTATATAATACAATATAATACAATATGGAAAACTATAGTAAACCTATATCTGAAATGAATATATCTGATTTTTTAGAAGATGAAATAGTACCATCAAAGAATCAATATAAAGGAAATAATGATAAAATTAAGAAGTATAGAAAACAAATGGAGCATGGTGCAAAAAAATACATTAAACCGTGACGTACTGGAACAAAGAGTCAACAAATCCCTACAAAAGGAAATCGTAAACTTTAATAAATGTATGTTTTTTTATAAGAGATTAATTATAAAAATAGAGGGAATGATGGATTTTATTGTTTTTAAGTAAAGTAAATGATATTATCTTGACATATCTATTTTGAATTAAACTTCTAGTAGCTTTCATAGCACATACAGATATGAAAGCATTATTAAGTAAATCAGCAAGACTGACCAACATACATAATCCAAATCCAATTCCTTTTGAAAATAGAAAATAGTGTGAAGACAGTAAGTTTTATCTTACTGTCTCCACATACATATGTACCTCTAAGTATTTCCTTTTTAATAATGTATCTATCTTTCGAAGAAATGGTGGATGGAATCATGAAAAAATAAGTTGTCTATTTTGTTATGAGATTTTATGTATTTATTTATTTATGTATTTACAGGTCAAATTATCTTTTCTTTTATTCATTGGTCAAGTCTATCACTTCGACATGAGTAGGTGAATTAGTCGTTGTATTGAAAACGCTGACAACTGGTTCAGTTTCGGTTTCTTCTTTGTTCGCGTAGCTGCCGTCGCCTTGAGCATAATCCTCCACATCTTCACCATCGGGAACTAAAACACATCCACCACAAATGTAGTAATACGATTCATCCAATCCCCATTCTCCTTCTTCTTCCATGTACTCAGTATCGCAATCACCAACGTAATCAATTAGTTCGTCAATGTTGAAATCTTCACGTTTCATCTTTGGATCTGATTCTGGTTTATCTTCTTCGTTCGAGTTTTCTTCCTCCTCTTCATCGTCATCTCCATGGTTTCGAAGTGATTCCATGATTTCTTGCTTTTCTTCTTTGGTAAAGGAGTCCGCGTCTTTTAATTTGTTTTCTCCTTTCCATCCATCAGTAGATTCACGGAATTCACATAAATAATCACTAAGGCGCACTTCGTTGCTTTTCAAAATTTCTTTGCGTTCTTCCTCCGTAACTTCAATGTTACATTCACCCCAACGCCATTCTGTAGTGCAGATGATTGTGGCACGTTTACCAGAGTCTAGATCTTTGGTATACTCTCCATCTTCCTGAAAAGAATTCTTGTATTTGGGAATGGCGATGTAGCGCTTGGTATTTTCTTCTTGTTGAGTTTCTTCAGCAGACATGATAATTTTTGTTATTACTGTTAATAGATGTATGTAGTAAGTACTTGATATATAACCTACATGGTTACCGAATAAGTATTTCAATTTTAATAATGTATCAAACCTTCCGAACGGAATCATGACAAATGATTTGTCTATTTTGTAATGATTCTTTTTATAATTTATTTTATTGAGAATAAAATTTGTTAATGATGTTTCTTGAAAGTCACTCTTTTCATAGGACGTTTCTTTTTGTGGTCCTTCTTGTGTTTCTTGAGACTCTTTCTTCCTCCTTGCTTCTTTTTGGAGTGGTGCTTGCGACGAGTAATGTGATGACGCTTCTTGGAAGAGCGTCTACGCTTCTTACGTGATCCTCCTTTCAAACTTCTTATTGTTACGTCCGGTCTTTTATTTCTTTCTTTCCATGGATTAAAAATGTAAGTGTAAAAATTCGTGAATTTTTTTGAAGCAGTATCATTGCTCGATATAAGCGCTCTGAGCTTCTTTTTTTCTTCCTCATTAAACATATCCGGATTATTCTCCATGTACTTAATGAAAGTGATATAGTGATCTTTGTTTTTTCCTAGCTTATTCTCATATCTATTATATAGTTCTTCTAATGTTAATTCATCATCGCTCTTATCTGTTGCTCCTTGTGATGAGTCGTCATCGCTGCTTTCCTCACTTTCAGATTCAGTTTCTTCCCGATATGCTGGTCCTTGGTTTGCTCCTATTGCTCCTGTTGCTCCTGTACCACTTCGTAGAGGAGGCATATCAGGCAATTTGGTGGATCCTACCGCCAAACTTAGAGCGTTAACCTCTGTATATAGTTCATTCATTTGTTCTAAAATATCACCATTCATTAATGTATTTTCAAGAGACGTCATAAGAGATGTACTTTGGTCTGTGTAGTTTCGATCAGCTTCAAGAATCGCCCTCTTTAAATCGTCTAATTCAGTTAAAGAAGCTGAACCTTGATTCGTTGCATTTTCCAACGCTGTCGCATGAGAATTTCTTAATTCATCAATACTGGAAGCGTGTTGTGATTGTAAACCATCAATTTCTTTTAATTTCTCATTCCATAGGGCTTTAATAGTTTGAATTTTTTCACGAATGCTTATTATTTGTTTAATTATATTCTGAGATGCTTGTGAATTTTGATCCGCTATTTGATTTACTTTTGTAGAAATAGAATTTAAGCTTCCCATTTTCTGAATAATTCTTGCATAGTCCGGTGTAACGTCTCCTGCTGCTGGTTGCGTGTTCATAATGATGAATTAACTGTATAATAAATAAATATTTTCAACTTATATTAACGGTGGAAAATATTTTGCAAGGTCCAGAAATCGAATCTTCATGCTCCATCGACCAACATATCGTCGAGTTCGCCCTTAATTTTGCGTATTTCGTGTCGTATATTATTTTGTTCAAATTTGGAGGTTTGTAGTTGTTCATAGGTACTCCCTAAATCTTGGGTCACAGATTCGATATGAGCATTCAATTCTTTCAGCATCCGTATCTGATCCTCTTTTGTTTTGCGAATTTTGTTATAATAACTCATGTAATCTTCCGCCACTTCTTTCATGAAACTATTTTCCTTCACGCTTTCTTCAAGTCGTGCTCGACCTCTACAAAGAAGTTGTTGGCGATTTTTCAACTCTAAAGAGAGGTGATGTATTTTCTTATCTCTCATTGCGATAAAATCCATGGTAGCAAATCAGTCTTTTCTGGTTATAACCTTACTACTATAGGTCAAGTTAATAAAAATTGCAGTAATCATCCATAAACAGAAGGTACCGTAACCTTCCGTGATCTGTCCAATGTTCGGTAATTCGCAGCGGGTAGCAGGGTGTGTGAACGCGCTATTATTATTACATTTCAGTCAGGATGCTGTCATCCGTAAAAGTAATTGAAAAATTAACATATTTCCTAATATTATTTAGAAATACCTTCTTAATATATTCATCACACATTACTTCTCATAGTCAATTAATATTGTTACCTGATACTAGTCACATGTCGGTCACCACAATAAATCCATATAATAAAATCATAGAAAACAAAGAACGAGAAATATTTACAGAAGAGAAAACAGAAAATGAACCGGTGGATGAGCTTCTTCATGATACGAATGAACGCTACGTTATGTTTCCATTAAAAAATGAAGCCATATGGAAAATGTACAAAAAACAGGTGGATTGTTTCTGGAGAGCCGAAGAAGTGGATTTGTCCAAAGATCTTGACGACTGGGACAAGATGACTCATGAAGAAAAGTATTTTATTTCTATGATTCTTGCCTTTTTCGCGGCAAGTGACGGTATAGTCACGGAAAACCTAGCCCAACGATTCATGGGTGATGTACAGTTAGCCGAGGCACGCGCGTTTTATGGATTCCAAATAGCCATGGAAAATATTCATAGTGAAACGTATAGCATACTTATTGAGACGTATATAAAAAACAACGAGGAGAAAATGAAATTATTTTCAGCAATGGATAGTTTTCCATGCATTAAGAAAAAAGCAGATTGGGCGATACGCTGGATAGAAGACAAGAATAGTTCCTTCGCCACACGCTTGGTCGCGTTTGCCTGTATTGAAGGTATTTTTTTCTCCGGTGCATTCTGTTCTATTTTTTGGTTGAAGAAACGTGGACTTATGCCTGGTCTCACCTTCAGCAATGAATTGATTAGCCGCGATGAAGCATTGCATACTGAATTTGCCGTTCTTCTTTATCATACATTACTAAAAAACAATCGTCTTGAATCGAGTACGATCAGCAAAATTATCAAGGAAGCAGTTGAGATTGAAAAGGAATTTATATGCGATGCTCTTCCTTGCAAGTTGATTGGTATGAACTCTTCTTTGATGAGTCAATATATTGAGTTCGTCGCGGACCGTTTGTTAGTCCAACTAGGGGAAGAAAAGGAGTATCATACCCAGAATTGTTTTGATTTTATGGAAATGATTAGCTTGTCAGGAAAATCCAATTTTTTCGAACGAACGGTAAGTGAATATGCTCTCGCCGACAAAACAAAGGCAGATGATATTTTCGAGTTTAATGCCGATTTTTAATTACTTAATAATTTTTCTTGTTTATATTAGATAATTCATATTATTTAATATAAATACATATCTTCCTTTAATTTTTATTGTAGAATGGATGGCGGGAAAGGGGAAGAATGTCGTCAGGAGTTATGGAGCCCGATAATAGTATCCTTGAAAACGAGAATGTCGGATATTCATGAAACGAAGCACATAATAAACAGATTACTTGAACAGACCTATATATATAAGAGAGACGACAAGGTGATTCTTAATATAGTTGCATATGAAGAAATAGATGAAGATGATGATTACTTGAAATCGTTGCGCGATAATTATTCGGACACAATTATAGTAAACATAATCTCATACGATTATGGAAACGTAACGAATATTGTAGAGGCTTTAAAATATATTGAAATGGTAAACTCTCGCATGAATTGTACCACATATCCGTATGACACAAGATTGATATACTGTGAAGACAAGGTATTGTACCCAAAAACAATGGTAGAAGTGTTGAATCTAGTGTCTCTCATGGACTCGGATAATGCTATTTGGGGATCAACCGGATTCGATATATCCAATATGAACATTATAATTCGTAAAGATCATGGAACCCGTGTAGAAGTTATCGAGGCGTATGGGGGAATTATTGCACACATAGGAACATTTCTACCAGATTTTAATGAGTATATCCAGTCTATCAAAAAGGATAATATACTTATTATTCAGGAATCGTCAGATATAGTTATATCAAATTATTTATCGAAACACCATCACGCAAAAAAAATAGTAAATCTCGAAAATAAAAATTATTCCTTCAATTATATTTGGTCAAATATGAATTTATGTGGGGAAAATACAATCATGTCTCGTAGTGTTGTGTGGGAAAAATATATGGATGCTATTTATATTCTATCTGGATGGAAAGAGCTTTATATACACATGTTAATTTAATTTCTTGATTCTTTTTCTGTTAATGTGACCACTTATCTAAAATGACTTTGGGAACCAACTTATCTTTATGAGCATCGAGTTTTTTATAGCACTTATTTATGGTTACTTCACTTATTTCGCTGATTTGATTAACATCTTTCTTTGATATGTTCAATCGACAAATCTGGGCAATAAAGTAAACTATACCTGCCGCGATAGCGTGTGGTGTATTCTCTGGAATTATATTATTACGTTGTATTACCATAGCAACGAACAAACTTACTTTGGTGAGTTCTTGATTCATGTTCAGTTTACTACAATATCGTTCTATGAATGATTCTGGTTTTGTGATACCTAAGTTGGTTTTTTCGTTATTGTGATAATCACTTTCGATTTCGTTGATAATGGAAATTGCATTTTTGCATCCTTTTGTGGAGCTGGCATTGTTTAAATTGAAGATGGTGGCGATTTCTTTTGCTGTTCGTGGGCATCCAAGAGTTCTGCATGCTACATATATAGATGCGGCAATAATACCGTCGCGATTCAACCCCCGAAAGGTTCTGTGTTCCGAAATCTTTTTATGATAGCGCAATGCTTCGTCTATGATTATTTTTGGTATACCTGAATTGTTAGCAATAATGGTAATACGTTGGAATTCGTCATACTGTGACTTTTCTTTGTAGCTCATGGCTTGCCACTCATTATACCTTCGTAATTTTCTCATTTCGTAAGTACTACCAGCAGAATACAAAATTTTACATCCGTAGGAAGATTCGGCGAGCAATGGATTTATAGGCATACCACATCGTGCAGGATCGGCACTTTTCGCGTCTTCTGCATTATGAAATCTCCATTCTGCCGACTCATCGATGACGTCTGTATAAAGAAGTCCGCATTTTTCATTATTACACAAATAGAACCCGTCTTGTGTAATTCGTAACGCACTTTCACATAAATCACACTTTTCTCTTTTATTGCTCGTAGCACTGTATACACATTCCATACCCTTTTGGCTGGCATCGGACGATTCTGCAGAGGTTTCTGGATTTGGATTTATTTGTAATGATCCGTGATCATAACTGTCTTTCAATGAGAAAGACGATTTAATATTGTTCCATAGATCATGGTTTTTTTTGGGTGAAGGACGTTTCTTAACAGTTTTGTTATGACAAAAAGAAGGACTACTCATGAGTAGTTATGTCTTGTTTTATAATGATAAATATTTATTCTTCCTTGTTTGTTCATTGTGAAACGGTAACCTATCTGATATCAATTTTATATTTTGTCGTATAATACAGCAAAATATACAAATTCTTTTCCGTACTTATATTAATAAGATATACCGTCAGTGTGTATCAACTATTTAAAAAATGGGTGCAGATCAGTCGAAGACACCAAAATCGTTGTCACAATCTATTGACTATTTAGCCGCGAATTACATATTGACAAGCAATTTTCAGGATCTCCAAGATTTATCCGATGCATCTTCATGTAAAGAATTGGTTGTTCTAACATCTGACGTATTGGACAAATACATGACTGAACGTGATGTAGCATTCTTACAACAGCGATTAGAAGGCTCAGTGGAAAAAAATTTTATGACAAAGAAGTCATTGGCGTACTTTAATGAAGAAAAACTAGATGATATGGATGTGAAAAGCGATTTACAAAAAAAAAGAATGTGCTTAGGGATTGCGAAATTTTACATACGCATCTTCCACGTTTTTAATGCTATTGCTCACACGGTAAACCCTGAATACACCTGGGTGGACGCAAATGGTCAATCACATACAGTAGGATATGAACAAAAAGGTGACATACCGGAAAATGTAAAGTATAGTCTTACCAAGATGAACTTATGTAGTGAGAAAATGAATGCATTGGCGGACAAAACCAATTTGGATATTATAATTCAGGATGACGATACCAAAGACATAGAGATCAAGCCACAGTTTTGTGGTATTAATTTAAATGAAGAAAATGGTACAGCAAACGTACAAGATGAACCAGGTATGCCGGAACTGGAAAGATTGTACTATGATCAGTACAACTATGCTACAGGAAAATTCCAGTCCATGTCTCAAGATATGAAGGAGGTATACGAAGAAGACGTGAAAATCTTGTATAAAGCGTTTGCACATGACAAAAAGAGCATGCCATCAGATATTACAAAGTTTAGTGATATACAACTCCGTGATTTTGAAAATATTGTACAATGTCAACCTAATGGTGTTTTTACAAAAGCGTATTCTGGTTCATTGAAAGAAAAACAATTTCAGGAATATGCAGATAATATTCGGTTGATGAAGCAGAATACCAAAGAGAACCAAGATGCATTGATGAAAATATTGGATAGTATTTTTGCCTTTACTCCTGACCCTCAAACAAAGGGAAAAAAGATGATTTCCATTCATCCTGACTTGACGGAGAAATCGCTGGATGCCGTAGTTGCGAAAACACGCGAGGCTATATTAAAATTATATACGACATGCGAAAAAGATTTTTACAAAGGTTTACAATTGTTTGAGGCAATCGTATGGAAACAAATGTTGGATACTTCCGTAAAACAGATTGACAATTTAAAACTAGATATTAATAATGAAATGGCTGCGCAACCTGAAGACCTACCAAAACCAGGACAACAACCGTATCCAGGGTTTATGGGGCAACCGAACGCGGGTCCTCAAGATGGTCCTACTGCACCAATGCCAGGTGCACCTGGAAATTACTACAACAACCAACAGAATTACAATATCAAACAAGAGGTTCTTCAGGAAAAGAAAGATGATGGTAGTAAAAGTGAAAGTGAAAGCGAAAGCGAAAGCGAAAGTGATGATGAGAAAGATGAAAAAACGCCATATGAAAAGGTAGTGACGCCACCACAACAACGTGTAAACTTCAATCCTGCTTCAAGTCCTATTGTACCATTACCACGACAACAATACAACCCTAACTTTGTGGATCTTACTAGACCTAGACCAAACTTCGTACATTCCATTGAAAGTAAAGAGGTAGGAATTGGTGAACAAAATAATAACACTGCTACGTTAGCAGCACTCACTCCTGTGAAAAAAGAACCTGTTTATGATTCTAGACCTCTGTATAATGCTAACAACACAACTTTTACGCCTGCTACTGTTACTCCTGCTGCTGTTACTCCTGCTACTGTTACTCCTGAGAAGAGTGTCATGAAGAAATTAACATCAGATGTAACAGGCTTCTTTTCGAAAGTTATGGATGATGATACTAATCGTGATGATAATTTAAAGAAAAATGTAAAATCTCCTGATGCATTTACAACACCAACAAAGTCGGGGCAAATGGAGCATCAGCCGACCACACCCTATGTAACAGAGTTAGAGCCCGATATATACCGTGAGGAACAAGACGGACAATTTTGTGGCAAACATGCTATAAACCAATTATTAGGAAATGAAAGATTATCTAAAGAAGACATGGGGGCTTATTGTGCTGATTGTAGCAACAGCACTGCACCTGTATGTGGTGATTTAGGTGAAAATTGTGATATATCTGTATTGATTTATATTCTCGCTACAAAAAAGGAAAAGGTAGGAGATTTCAATGTCATTGTTATGCCCGAATATCTTGAAGAAACTAATGTATGTATTCATAATTTAGAGAATGTATACTTTGACGAAAAATCAGAACATTGTATAATGATTCATTTATATGAAAATATGGTTGGTTGTATTGCTCGTATAAATAATAACCATTTTGTAACATATAAGAAAACAGAAGATGGTAATTATTCTCTAATTGATTCTATGATACCTGAGATTAAAATATTTACACCGCAAAATATGGCAATAGAATTAATGAATAAAAATGTATCTGGTATAATAATTGTAAAGAATAATGATGGAAATAAAGTGGTGACGTGTAAAAAGTCGAAAGAAAACTTAGCAGATGTAGTTCAAAGAAAGATGCATGAAGCACGTGAAAGAGAACAACGTGAAAGAGAACAACGACAAAATGAAGATGAAACAGCAGCATCTACACCAGCAACTGCTACTACTGAAACAACACAGGAAAATAAAAGATTGACTGATTTTGTAACTACCGAAGGTGCAGTAAATTCTAATGCTGCTTTGGGTACGACATTTAATACACAAGGGATATCGAATGAAAATACACCCAGCACCAATACACAGACAGATAAAAATGACACAGAAAGAGATAATATACAACCAAAAAAAAGATTATTCCCCAAATTTGAAGAGAATGATCAAGTAATATATACCAAAGATGGTCAAGAAAAAGATGCTGTTATTGTTAAGGTGGATTACAATACTGCTCCCAATTACGCGTATGAAATAATAGTTGATGGCAAAGATAACACAAAAGATACCATACAAAGTATGTTGCGTTTTCCTACTGACGATGAAATTGCGGCAAGAAATGCAACTAAAATTGCAGAAAACGCAAGAACAGAAGCAGAACAAGAAGAAGCATCAGAAAAAGCTGGAATTGAGGAAGCTCTTAAAAGGACAATGAGAGCTTCGAAGGAACCTGTACCTACAGCACCAGCAACAGAAACTGAAGCAAATAAAACAGGAATATCACTTAAATCCATATTTAATAGCGCAATTAATACAGCAGCAGGTTTAGCAGCAACAGCAACTAACTACGGAACTGCAACAACACGAGCCCCAACTAATCAATCTTCCGCTCCTGAAGTATCGGCAAAACAAACAGTAAAACCTACCCAAAATGTAAGCAAAAGTGTTACTTCTGAAAATAAATCAGAAAATATATCAGAGAGACCTGGTACCCCAATATTGTCGGAGAATGAATCTAGTGAATCTGATGAATCATATGAATCTAATGAGTCCAGTGAATCTGATGAATCAGATGAATCTAGTGAGTCCAGTGAATCTCATGAATCTAGTGAATATAGTGAGTCCAGTGAATCTGATGAAGAAGCAATAGATTGTACACCAAGTTGTTTAAATATGGAAGATGCTGAAAGTATAGTGAAATGTATACAAAAATTAGAGAACGATATAGAAAAAAATTCACAATTGATAGAGAAAAATAAAGTTGTAAAAATTAATGATGGTGGGAGACTGACAAAACAAAACCAAAAAATTACTAAAGAGAAAGCACAATGTAAAAGAGAATATAATAGAGTGACAGGTAATAAGTATGATGAAGTAGAAGGGGCACAAAAAGGAGGAATGTCGAGAAGAAAAAAGAAAAGTGCAAAGAAAGGATCGCAGTCAAGAAAAAAGAAGCACACAAAAAAACATAGAAAGAATTCACGAAGAAAGACCAAGTCTATGAAACGAGTCAAGAAGTTGAAAAAATAAATAAGATTCCACAAAAATATAATTATAATTATATATATACGTACTTCTAACCATGATTCCTACACGATTCTTTAGAAATAAACGCTCCAAGGTACCCTATACGTATTCTCCACCTTTCTTAATCGATACAAGACTAAGAGCGAGACCATCCTATAAAACAACCCATTTATCGTCGTATCAGAACCCTCATTTGCTTAAAAGTTATGCATTGTTACGGTTTAAGAAATAATGACCCCCTATAAAATCCAATAAAAAATTTATCATTACTAACAAGGTAATGATAAATTTAATTTAATAAATTATTTATTTACATGGATAATGCATTGTGAACTTCGCCGTCATTTGGTTTGTAGGCAAGAGCAGCAGACGCCCCAGGACCCACCAAAGGAGACATGCGTGCCACCTCTTCCTCTTCTAAAGTAAGAGGAAAATCGTTCATGGCATCCATAGCATCGTCGGTTTTTGCTTGAGAAGGAAGGAACTTCTTGATGGTGTTGGAACCACCGGACGATCTCATGATAAGTTCATAGGCAGCGTATAAACCAACAAGTCCAATAACAGGATGTCCGTGGTATAAGGAGAATAAAGCCATGGCTAAAATGACTAAATTTCCAAGAGTAGAATCAATCATGGCACCAACCGGTTGAGGAGTCTTCATGCCAGAAAGAATATACACAACGAGTAAAGCCAGAATGACAACTTGATGAGCCTTATAAGACTTGAATAATTTGTTCACAAATTCCATAACAAATATATTTAATTTAGAATTTGAAAATATGTAATTGTATAATATTACGAGAGATTCTTTTTCAAGTACCAGAAGTAATTTATTCTATTAGTTTCCTAATTATTTATTCTTAAAATTGGTATCATTTTCTTGAACCCGTCTTTGGATAACATATATACAATAACAATATTCAATACCATATAACGATATCCCGCTAATACATATAGTAAGCAGGCATAATAAGTAATGGATAAATTTGTACGTAAAGTAAGTTCTTATTCTACAAAGAAACAAAAACAAAAAGAGGATCCTGTGAGAGAATGTTACCTACAATTTGACGGAGGAGCTCGGGGCAATCCAGGTATAGGAGGAGCGGGTGCCGTGATCTATTCGGATGATAAGTTTGAGAACGAACTATGGTCAGGATGCAAGTTTGTAGGTTCTTCCGTAACAAACAATCAAGCGGAGTACGCCGGATTAATATTAGGATTAAGAGAATGCATATCTCGTAAATATAATCGAATTCATGTCGAAGGGGACAGTATGTTGGTTATAAAGCAAATGAAAGGAGAATTCAAGATTCATCATGCTTCTCTCCAAATATTATGGAGAGAAGCCAATGCAATTATAAAAGAAATACCTAAAGATCGAATCACATATACACACATACCTAGATCGAAGAATAAGAGAGCTGATAAATTGAGCAATGATGCCATGGACCGCAAAGAAGACGATTCAACCAGCTCTGCTGTTCCAGTAAGCATAGAAAAGGTAAGTGCTGCTTCAATAGATCATGAATGCATAAATACGAATACGACTACCACAGAGGAGCCGCCGTATATAGGTAAAAAGGGGTATACATTATACAAAAATACCCTTGCGTTATCAGATTTAACCAAAATACGAAATGAATTGACAGTGAAACCATATGTTCCAAAGAGTATGGTGGAGTCGAAAGCATTTCCTTTGTACAGGGAGGCACCGAAAAAGATATACATACCCCGTCATTACGGTGAAGAGCATTTTGGAAGCTTACCTGACGATCAAATTAAACTTCCTCGTGGTGACATCATAGAAGATCAATACTGTGAGTTCAATGGTAGTTTGCGAGAGTACCAAATAAACATCGTACAAAAGTACTTGAATTCTGTAAAAAATAGTGGTGGAGGATTGCTAGACGTGGACCCTGGTAAAGGCAAAACGGTAATGGCGTTGAACATAATATCCCAATTAAAAGTAAAAACATTGGTAATTGTTCACAAGAGTTTTCTTTTGAATCAATGGATTGAGCGTATTGAGCAGTTTTTACCTTCAGCGCGCGTCGGAAAAATCCAAGGACAGATCATAGACATAGAAGAGAAAGATATTGTTATAGGTATGCTGCAATCCCTATCAATGAAAGAATATGCATCAGATACATTCGATTGTTTCGGTTTATCCATATATGACGAAACACATCACTTAGGTGCAGAAACGTTCAGTAAAAGTATGTTGAAAATCACGACAAATTATACATTGGGTTTATCAGGAACCATGCAACGTAAAGATGGGTTGACCAAAGTCTTCAAGATGTTTTTGGGAGATGTTATCCACAAAGAGAAATCGAATACATCGGAACATACCGTCATGGTGAAATGCGTGAATTATGCGGTGAATGACGATGAGTTCAATGAAATGAAATACAATTACAAAGGTGATCCGATGTATAGTACGATGATATCAAAACTCTGCACCTACAATCATCGATCGGAGTTTATCTTGTCAATAATAAAAACGGAATTGAAACGTGATCCGAACCAGCAAATTATGGTACTAGCTCACAATAAAACATTGATAACCTATCTTCATGATGCAATTGTTCATCGTGACATGGCGACCGCCGGGTATTATGTTGGTGGAATGAAAGAAGAAGCCCTGAAACAAAGCGAGGGAAAAAAGGTTATTATTGCTACTTATGCCATGGCAAGCGAGGGGTTAGATATTAAAACGCTTACTACCTTGATCATGGCGTCACCTAAAACAGACGTATGTCAATCGGTTGGTCGTATTCTGAGGACCAAGCACGCCGCTCCACTAGTCATTGATATTGTAGATTCCCATGATATCTTTGTGGCACAATGGAGAAAGCGCAAAGCCTACTATATAAAACAAAAATACATGATTGTCTCCATATCGAACAATAAATACAAAGATTATGCAAAATATATTGAAGATGTTTCGATTGACGATAGTGCTCAAGATGAGGACATTAATTCCAGAGGAGGAGGAGGAGTAAATGACATCTCTTTGTGGAATGTAGTTTCAGATCCAAATAAAGCAAAACAAAAAACTAGAGGAGGGTCTCAACCTTCTGTAAATACATTAATGAGTAGTAGTTTGGATAAGCTATCAGACAATACAAATAAACCAAGAGAATTCGTGATCAGCACTAAAACACGAAAGATCAATAAAAGAAATGATAAAGAAGATAACGACGGACAAGCCGAAGAACGTAAAGTGGTATTATTAGATTGTCTTTTAAATATAGATACTAGTTAACTTGAAGACACGAAAAGTAGGATGAGAACAAGAGAATACTATTATTCTCTTCACGTGAATTAATTTATCTAATTCGTGATAGTAACACTATATATAACGTATAATAATATATGTATATGTATATGATATTATATGCATTAATTAAATTTTCGTGTTAAGGAGAGGGCTCAGGTGCAGGGTACTGTTATTGCGAATATTCCGAATATTTTGTTAAAAACACGTTCCATGTTCCTCCTTCATCTGGATGTGTATTCCCATCCAAGCTCCCCATAGTATGACCAGCAATATAAAGACTATTATTTGAATCTAATCCTACTCCATAGCCGTAATCATGTTCGTTAGTGGCTATAGTAGTGTTCCATAGTTTATTTCCATTTGAATCATATTTTATAACAAATACATCCAATCCACCTACGTGGGTATTCCCCTCAAAATTTCCTAATGTCCCACCAATTATATAAAGGTTATTCATTGAATCTATTGCAATTCTGGTAGGACTTTCATCAGGAGAAGTAGGATATTGTTCAGAAGGAGAAGAACTCAATGTTTTACTCCATAGTTTATTTCCATTTGATTCATATTTTATTAAAATCATATCACCACTCCCTTCATTCGTAATAGTATGCCCATCTGCATCCGATGTAACATTACCGATAACATAAATATTATTATTTGTATCTACATTTATACAATGACCATTATCCCAATTAGTAGAACCTAATAATTGAGTCCATAGTTTATTTCCATTAGAATCACATTTTATTGTAAGTATATCGTACTTTCCTGGACTTGCATGAGTATTCCCATCTATGTTTCCCTTAGTAGCACCAGTCATATAAATATTATTATTCGAATCTATACTTATACTACGACATTCTTCCCTAGCATCCGTCCCGAAAGTTTTGGTCCACTGTTTATTTCCATTAGAATCATATTTAATCAAATATATGTCATTATCTCCCATATTTACATTCCCGTCTATAGTTGCGGCATTACTATAACCACAAACATAAACATTATCATTTGAATCAATAGCTGCTCCATTAGTAAAAAGCCGATCATTTCGCTCATCAGTACCCAAAGTTCTAGTCCATAGTAAAACTCCATTTAAATCGTATTTTGCTAACAACGAATCCTGAATTGATGTATGGTTAATCTCTTCTGTACGACCAGCAACATAAACATTGTCATTTGAATCTATTTTTATATTCAAAATATCGTCAGCCCCTGAAGAGCCCAAGGTTCTAGTCCATAGTATATTTCCGCTGGAATCAGTTTTCCTTAAATATATGTCCCTAACACCTTGAAGAGTATTTCCTTCCAATTCCCCTTTGGTCGTACCACTAACATAAACATTATCGTTTGAGTCTATTGCTAAATC